ACAGAAACTAAAACAGAAGCAGATTTAAAAGCAGAGGTAATTAGGCTAGGTGGAAAGCTTAAAAATATATTAAATTCAACAAAAGCAAAGCCTTGCCCTTCAGGTCAGCATAGAGACCCTATAACAGGAGAGTGTGTAGACCTTGTAGCTGTTAGAAATTTTACTAAAGAATTAGCTGCATATAGAGTGGCGATAAGCGACAAAGCTTCTGCTGAGTTTATAGCTAATGAAGAAAGAAGAGATATGGCAATTCTCAATAAGCAGGTTGAGTTAGCTGAAGCTGAATTTGAATTATTTAAAAATATAGAAGACCAAAAAGATAAGTATCTTCTTAAGCTACTTAAGGCTAGAGAAAAAAGAGATAGGGCTGAATTAAAAAGAAAAGAGAATAGATTAGATGAAGGTCTTGTTATGACCAAAAGAAGATTAGCTCAGGAAGGTAGAGATAAAGAACATTTTACATTAGAATTAGAAAGAAAGGAGTTGCTAGCAGAGAAAAGAATGCTAGAGAAAAAATTACTTCTATATAAAGAATATAGTAAAGAGTGGAAAAAGATTAGGAAACAGATGGAGAAGGTTGATGAGGATATTAAAGTCAATGACCACGAAAGTGAAATGGAGCTTAGTCAGTTTAAGGTTGAGATTGCTCAAGAAATAGCCAATGCTACCTTTGCTATTATGTCTAATAATCTTGCAAGAGAAAAAGAAGCGGCAATAAATGACTTGCAAAATACCTATGATAATGAAATGTGGTATCTTGATAGGCAATTAGAGGATAAAACTATGTCTAAGGCTGATTATGATGGTAAAAAACTTATAGCAGATACTAAGCTTAAAGAAGAAGAGGAAAGAGTAAATAAAGAATTTGCTAAAAAGGAGAAAAACGCAGCAAAAGCGCAGGCTGTAATAAATGGTGCTTTAGCTGTTACTAAAGTGTATGCTCAATTAGGAACTCTTGCAACTTTTACTGTCCCTTTAATTATTGCTGCTACAATGGCTCAGTTAGCAGTTATTGAGTCTCAGCAATTTGCTAAAGGAGGAATTGTAGAAAAATTTGCTGATGGAGGAATGGTTGTAGGTAAGTCTCACGCTCAAGGAGGAGAAAAGTTTGCAGTAGGAGGAAGGGTTGTTGAATTAGAAGGAGGAGAGGCTGTTATTAATAAAAGAAGTACAGCAATGTTTGGAAGTCAATTATCTGCAATGAATGCCGCAGGAGGAGGTGTTAAGTTTGCTGATGGAGGTCTTTTAAATCAAAGTTCTTTTAGTTCGGCAAGATTTAATTCAGCAGGATTTAATTCTTCACAAGGAGGAGGAGGTAGGGTTGTTGTTGTAGAATCAGATATTACAACATCACAAAGAAAAGTTAGAGCAATAGAGAACAATGCAAGCTTTTAATTATAAAATTAAAATATATTTTATATATTTGCTAACCAATAAAATACTAACAAATGTTTGTTGATAAATACATAAAGGAGGCTCGTATAAGTGTTTGTAAAAAATGCGAGTTTTACAGAAATTTTTTAATGCTAAAAAAACCAATCATAACAAGAGGTTCAAGATGCGGAAAGTGTTCTTGCTTTTTAGATGCTAAAGCAGGCCTTACTAAAGAGTGGTTTGGGAAATGCCCGATAAATAAATGGGAAGAAAAAGGACTTTAAAGAAAAATACAGATATGAAATTAGTAGAATCTATAATATCCAAGGTATCTAAAGAAGATAAAGAAGAGATACAGAATAACATTTATTTAATAGAAAAAATAACAGACAAAGAGCATTATAATAGCGGCTTAATGAGAGTGCTTTTTCATTTTTGGGCTAAATACATACCTCAGCACAAGCAAAGTATGAAGTGTGGTGGATGTCGTCAAGCTGTATTAAGATTTTGGAAGCAAATTAATACTGAATGGAATAAATAATGGCGCAAAGACAGAATGATATAGAAATAGTATATGAGTATTTAGATTTAATGGAAAAGGAGATTACATTAAGAATACCTGAAGATGCTACAATTAAAGACACAATACTACATTTACTTGAAAAAGGATTGATACCTCCAAAAAAAGTAAGAAATTATATGATTATTAATGATTTTGACAAATTATTAGTAAGCAATGAAGGTAATCGTACTCATACTTTTATGGATATATCTATAAAATATGAAATAACTGAAAGGCAAGCTCAGACTATAGTTTACAAGGATAGAAATAAACATATGCCTACCTATAACATTAGTTATTAAAAACTTGTTCCTAAAACTTCGCAAATACTTTTAATACTATTTGTATTTTTGTTAAATGCAAAAAGAATGGTATAAAATTAAGAATAATGCATCTGAAACTTCAGATGTTTATTTATTTAACGATATAGGTACTTTCGGAATAACAGCTCAAAGCTTTATTGATGAGATTAAAGAGTACGATAACAAAGAATTAAATATACATATTAATAGTTTAGGAGGAGAAGTTTTTGAAGGTATGGCTATTTATTCTATTATTCAAAGAAGAAAAGCAAAAACAACAGTTTATATTGAAGGTATAGCAGCTAGTATTGCTTCTGTTATAGCATTAGCGGCAGACGAGGTTATTATGAGTGAAAATTCATTACTTATGATACACAATGCTTGGGGCGGAACTCAAGGAGACGCTAGAGATATGAGAAAACAAGCTGATGTTCTTGATAAAATCACAAATGAAATTGCTGAAGTTTATGTAAAGAAAACCAACATTCCTTATGACAAAGTTATAGAGATGATGAATGAGGAGACTTGGCTTACAGCAAAAGAAGCAGTAGCACTAGGTTTTGTAAATTCCATCTCAGAACCAATTAAAGTAGCTGCAAAATATGATGTCTCTAGATTTAAGAACATCACAAACAAAAAGGTGGATACAATTTTAAGTTTAACAGAAAAAAAGAAAATCAAAATGACAGAAGAATTAAAAACTTGGTTTAACTCAAAGGTTGATGAGATTATTGCTAAAGTGAAAACTGATGGTAGTGAAACTCGTGAAACTGTTGAGTCTGTTGAGGTTGAAGTAAAACTTACTGATAACGAAGATGTGATGAACAAATTTTCGGATTTAGAAGGTACTATTTTAACACTTAACAATTCTATTATTGAATTAGAAGGAGAAAAAGAAACTCTTTCTGTAGAAATAAATAGAGTAAATGCTTTATTAAGCAAGTCGGAAGCGAAAGGAACTGATACCTCTACAGACTCAGACCCTGCCGTAGTAGAAAACAAAGTAGAGGACGCAAATAGTAATTTCTTTGATAATTTAGCTTCAAAGATAAAATAATTAATAATAAAAAAAGAAAAAGAAAATGGCAAATTTAGCAGATAATGGCTTAGGAGGATTATATGTAGGTACTTACGCATCTAACATTCTTCTAGAGCCTATGTTCCGTTCAGATGATGTTATGAGAAACTATACAGTTTATCCTAATGTTAAGTACAAGCAAAATATTTTAATGGCAAACAAACTAACTGATATTACAGCAGTAAATACAGGGTGTGGTGCTAACACTTGTACAGGAGCAAACTTAAACGATTTTGATATTACTCAAAAAGTTTTAGAAGTACAAAATGTTTCAGTAAAACAAACTCAATGTTGGGCAGAGTTTAAAGCTGAAGTTATTAGAGAGTCTTATGCAGCAGGTATTAGTATGCCTGACTTAAATGGAACTCAATTAGCAGAGATTATTGGAAAAAGAACTCAGCAAGTTATCGCACACGAAACAATTAGAAATATGTGGGCAGGAGATGTTCTTTTAAATGCAGCAGCAGCGAACTGTTCTTATGGTTCAATGGGAGATGGTCTATGGAAATTATTATCTGTAGGTAATGCTATCGCAGGTGGAACTCAGTTAAGAGAATTTACAGCTACAGCTACAGCGGCAGCTAATTTAATTGCAGTAGGCGCTACAATTTCTCCTACTGATGCAGAAATGTTATTAAGAAGCGTATTTGATGGTGCAGACGCAGAATTACAACAAACTCCTGCAGGAGAGAAGAAAATGTTCGTTACTCCAAATATCTACAATGCATACTACGGAGCTTTAACAGCAGTTTCTCCGTCAGTAGGTGCGGTTGATTATGGACACTCAGAAGCTCAATCAGGTGTAAATTACCCTAAATTAAGATTCAGAGGTGTTGAGGTAGTTCCAATGTACGAATGGGATACTGCTTTAACTGCATTAGGAACAAGTGCTTCAACTGCATTATTTACAGCAGCAACAGCAGGTATTCAAGCAACTCAAGGATGTATTTACGCAGCAAAATCTAACTTATTTATAGGTTCTGATGTTACTGCTCCTGAGAACAACTTCAAAATGTTCTATGATGAGTCAGCAGAAGATATGAAAATTAGAGCTTACTTTACTATGGGCTTCCAATACGGTTGGGACTCTTTAGTAAATGGAGGAATGCTAGTATAATCAATTAATAGAAGTAGGGGTGTAAAAACCCCTACAACTTTAACCTTAAAAAAATAAAATAAAATGGCAATAGATACAGGTATAGCATTAGATTGTGCAGCATTAGTAGAAGTAGGGGGGTTAAACAATATTTTTGTAACAGATATTGAAAACTTAACTGCAGTTACTCCTGCTTCATCTGCTACAACTCACGAGTAC